TTCACAGTTGTATTCCTATGTGTATTGGGATTTGGCGGGTGGATCGTCTACTCTGAAAAAGATGCTTTTTTAGCAAGTTATCGTGCTCAACAGGCCATGCCCAAGATGAATGGCAAGTACGAAGAAGCTTATAAATTTTTACTTTCCCAGGCCAATGCAGACATGGTGGCAATATTAGAAGTAAACACGTTAGCTAACACACGCAAGGTAGCATTTCTATCCACCAGAGATGCTGGCAGAGAACGAGCACACGATGGGTTCAATGTTGGTTTATTCTCTAAAAACTATGACAACAACAACGATGTGATTGGATTGATGTCAGGCAAGATTCCCTGTAGTCCTTATCTCAAACCGCAGAGTTTTATTGGATTTGTTTATCGTGATTACGGTGTTAACTACATGTGCCGTATCAGTGTTCCTGCTGAGCCTGGAGTATTTATTGGACAGATAAGTGTAGGCTGGAAAGAGGAACCAAAAGACATTGAAGAAGTACAAACTGCTTTGTTGGTTGCATCTGCTATTTTGTTTGATAAAAAATGAGACTACCCAGCGTCATAGTTATTGTCATAGTCATAATAATTTTATTGTTTATATTATGAAACGTCTAGGCATACTTGGTGGCATGGGTCCTGCGGCTAGTGCCGAGTATGTTGTAAGACTGATTCAACAGACTCCTGCTAGTTGTGATCAAGAACATATTCCATTTGTTCTTTGGAGTAATCCACAAATTCCAGACCGTAGCATCAGTATGCGTAATGGTGACGATAAGCCTTTACCTTTTTTGTTAGAAGGCCTACGAGGACTAAAATCCGCAGGATGTGATCTAATCGTTATCCCGTGTAACACCGCCCACTTTTGGTTCCACGAATTCAGCAAGATAAATGTACAGGTTATCCATATTGTAGATAGTGTTGCAGATGCACTACAAGATGTGGCTGTGAATGAAGGCACAATCGGAATAATGGGAACACAGGCCACTGTGGAGTTAGGCCTATATCAATATCGTCTTAACAAGCAAGGTTGGAATTGTATAACACCAGATCGATCGGAGATGGAGTTTTTTGTACAGCCTGCTATTGATTTGATCAAGGCTGGCAAAATTGTCGAGTCACAAATATTGTTGATGAAAGTGATACACAGTTTAATTGATCGCGGTGCTAAGGCGGTGGTGTTAGGATGTACTGAACTACCGTTGTCCATTAGGATAGATAAAGAAAATGGTATCCCCTTAATCAATAGCATTGACAGTTTGGTTAAGAGTGCTATCAAACAATTCAAAAGGAATTAACATGAAACTAACATCGTTTATATTTGTCATCGCAACATTTGCGGCAGCTTGTACAGCAGCATGGACACCAAGTGCAGCAGAAGTTGAATTAAGTGCCAAAGAAGATGCTAGAGAACTTGCATTATTCAACCTGCTTGGGTTAAAATGATTTGGTATAGTTCACGCCAGTTCTTAACCACGGGATAGTTGCATTCGTGATGCATATTATGTCCGTGTTCAATAAGAACGCTTTTTAATCCTAAGTGGTGGCCAACATCAGCATTGGCTGGCTTGTCTTCAATCCACCACATGCCACTGTCACGATAGGGTTCCAATGCTGAATCTTTGTCAGCACCTGTGTCCAAACAAATAACTGACTCAATGGCATTGCCAAATAGTTTACGCAGATTCATTTCACGTAGTCGGCCTGCGTTCTTGTCTAGACTTAGGCTGGTGATAACACGGAATTCATAGCCGTGTTCTTCGTGCAGTCTTTTAACATAGTGAGCTGAATCACGCAGTGCAGGGAGGAATCCAATGGCTGCAGATTCGTTGAAAGTCTTGACAACCCGCTTTGAATCTTGTTCTTCTAGCTCATTGTAGTGATCATGCAGATAGTAGCTTTTCTTGTTATCTGCTGTTAAGGTATAACCGCGTTCTTGCATCCAAACTGAGAATGCCCATTCCCAATCAAGACAAACACCGTCTGCGTCTGTGAGTATAAGTTTATTGTTCATACCATATTATAGCACTATTTTGAGCAGTTGTCAACAGGATAAGTAAACGATGAATATAATAATCTATACCTTGGTGATGGTACAAATCACTATAGCCTGTGTAACGCTGTATTTGCACAGAAGCCAAACACATAGAGCTGTACAATTTCACCCTGCGGTTAACCATTTTATGCGAGCTTGGCTTTGGCTGACCACAGGTATGGTTACTCGCCAATGGGTAGCCATACATCGCAAACATCATCAACGCTCAGATCAAGAGGGCGATCCACATAGTCCGCAGATCTACGGCATTTGGCGTGTGCTATTTGGCGGAGCATTCTTATATCACGCAGCCAGCAAAGACACCGCAATGGTCGACTCACTGAGCAAAGACTGCCCCAATGATTGGATTGAACGCAACCTTTACTCCGCACACAGTCGCTCAGGTATTCTTTTAATGCTGGTCATAGACTGCTTGCTCTTTGGACCGTGGGGACTGATAGTGTGGGGTATTCAAATGATCTGGATCCCATTCTGGGCAGCTGGTGTGGTCAATGGCGTCAGTCATTGGTGGGGATATCGCAACACCGATACCAAAGACACCAGCCGTAACCTAGTGCCTTGGGGCATATGGATAGGTGGTGAAGAGCTACACAACAATCACCACGCAGATGGAGCCAGTGCCAAATTCAAACACCGTTGGTGGGAAATTGACATAGGTTGGACCTACATACAAATTCTACAGTTCTTAAGACTGGCCAAACTACGCACATAAGAAAAAGCCCCGAAAGGGGCTTTTCTTTTACTATTTTTATTTTAATACCGCTATGCGGCTAATAGCTTATTTCTTGTTAGCGCCAGCATTGACAAATGCGTACATTTTCTCTGCTGTTTCTAGAACTTTGTCAAGTCCTGGAAACTGTGGCATGTCTACTTTAGTAACGATTTGACCGGTCTTCTCATCGCGAGTAGCAGTCATTTCCCATCCTTGGAATTTGGCTTGGAAGTCGTCTTGTACTAGGCTCTTGGCCATGCCCAAGATGTCTGTACGGATTTCGTAGCCGTTCTTGTTGAATTTAACTTCTGGTAGCTTTGGGATTTCGAATTGTGACATATTAATCTCCTGTGTGTAATGTCTGTTTACATAGATACTTCTTTTTCTCTATGTACTATTATATATGCTCTATGATCTAAAAGCAACTTATTTCTTGAACTTGTTTACTCGTTCCTTAATAAGTTCAACCACTACGTCACTGAGCACAACCTCATAGTGATTATAATCTACTTCTACTAGTTCCATATCTTCGTGATGCCGTTGACTGGCAATGGTCACTACACCATCATTGGCTTGATGCATAAAAGGGCTTTGACCCTTTACTGTGACAATATTGGTCCAAGGATGCTGTATCTTGATACGGCTAGCCTGCTTCATAACCCACGAGCTAGGCCCAATGTCACGCATTAGTCTGCTAAATGGCAAGAAGTATTGAGCATAGTCTGCTACTTCAGCACCACCATATGGTGTGCTTAGAGTCACAGCACCCTTAACAGCACTAGGCATTGAGTTGGCCAAATGTAGGCTGTAGATACCGCCTAGGCTATGAGCAACAAACACTAGATCAGTGTGTCCATCTAGTGCAACCTGCATGTCTTTTAGATTGTTTTCAAACCCATTGCGACTGTCATAGTTAAGGTCTAGGCCTTCGCCTAGTTTACTCTTGATATAGTTGAAGCTCTCGCTGGTGGCATTGGCACCGTGTATGTACACTAATTTCATGCCAATATTTAGCGGTTAGAACCAACCGTGGAACTCAGAGTCTAGATTGATAGGATGTACTTCCCATCCTTCTTTCTGCCAGCGTAATAACATTAGTAATGTAGTGATCACTTGTACACTGCCTTAGCGCCTTCGATGTCGCCCATACGTGCTAGACTTGCGGCAGCACGAGCTTGACCAAATGCTTCAAGCACTGACCAGATTGAGTTTAAGATTGTTTTCATAGATAAGTTTCCTTTTGAGAATTAAATTGTCGGATGTAGTTTTCCAACTGTGCGGCATCGGTAATGCCTTTGGTACTTAGATATTGATCCAAGCGGCTTTGATAACTGGTTCCTGGAAACATTTCACTTAAACGTTCCATAATAGCTAACATTCGATCTGATAAGAATTTCATTTCGTTTTCCTGTGTGTTTATGTAGACTCAGTGTTTCTACTGAGTATTTAGTCATTATATGCTGCGACCGCACAAAAAGTCAATCTCTTGACAACCATTTAGTGTTTAGTTATACTATAACTCAATTGAGTTAAATACACAATAGGAACATTTCAATGAAGCTTCAAACCAGATCGATTTTGCAGGAACTGAATTCTATTGCCGATGTGCGCAGCACTGATTCGTTGATAGAAAGTCGTGCTGCCAACATCATCAATTCAGCTATCAATCTATTGGAAAGTATTCATAAAAATTATGATTCTGCTTCAGCAGACGAACTTGAACGCAGGCTTATTAATGCAATCAAAGGGCAAGACCCTGCAAAGTTCACACGTGGTGTCCGCAGAATAGCAGAAGCACGTAAACTCAAGAAAAAATTGGAAGAAAGCAATGATCAGTAAACTGTCAGAAGGCGGCAACGTATTCAAAGGCCCAGAAAAGCAATCGCTAACACAGCGTATTGCCACAGGAGACGTAGAAGAAACCATTCTCTACATTGAAAAAATCACAGGCTTGGACTTTACCAAAGAAAAGCATCTTGATGACAAAAAGCCTGTTAAATGGCTGGGTACTACTGGACGTAAAGAAGATCCGGATGGCACCTTTGAAAAGAACAGTTCAGGTGATCTAGACCTGTCAGTGGATGCCAACGAAGTAGATAAGAAATCATTTGCTGAAAAACTGATATCACAATTTGGCAAAGAAAACATCAAACTCAGCGGCGACAATGTACACTGGAAGGTGCCAATCAAAGGCAGTCCAGACAATGGATTTGTACAGGCAGACTTTATGTTTTCAGCTAACCCTAAATTTCAACAAGGCTCAATGATTGGTGGGCAAGGTGAATATCGAGGTGAGCATCGTCATATTCTATTGAGCTCAATTGCTCGTGCCCGCGGCATCAAGTACAGCCCCAAGCACGGAATACTGAATGCTACCACTGACGAACTATTGCCCAATGGCAACGATTGGAATCAAATTGCCAAAGTGCTGTTGGGCCAAACTGCCACAGTTAAAGATATTAAATCAGTAGATGCAATTCTCAACTACATCAAGAAACTGCCCAACTACGAAGAACTAGTTGCAGGTGCAAGAGAAACATTGGGCAAGCAAGGTATTGCCTTGCCGGAAAATGTTATTTCGTTTGAAAGTGCGCAAACAGGAACACCTTCTTGGTTCCGCAAAATGATGGAACGAGTCAAATGAGAGCATTTGAATTCCTTGATGAAACGTGGAGCAAGAAATACAAAAGCTCTATCAATTGTGCCAGCCCCAAAGGATTTAGCCAAAAAGCGCATTGTGCTGGCCGCAAGAAAAACGAAAGTATCTATGAAGCTGAAGCAGCAGCTCCCGCTAAGAAAGTGGGCCGTGAGTTCAACCACCTAGAAGATCTTGTGTTCACAGAAGCCAATGGTGCTAATAAGGCCATCAAGATACTTAAAGATCTAGCCAGTCCTGAAACCAGTATCACTATCAAGTGGGACGGCAATCCCACAGTGTACTGGGGACGTGAAGATGATGGCTCCTTTCGACTGGTGGGCAAAAACAATTGGGGTCGTGAAGAAGGCAAAAGTTCCAGTCCAGAAGAACTCCAACAATTTATCATGAGTCGTGGCAAGGGCGAAGACTGGCGTGAGAAGTTTGCCGGAGATATGGCAGCACTGTGGCCAATATTTGAACGTGCAACACCTGCAGAATTCCGTGGCTATGTCTACGGAGACATTCTATTCCACCCTGGCAAACCATATGCCGGCGCCAACGGCAAAATTACATTTACTCCCAATCAAACCACTTACTCTGTTGCCGGCACTAGTGAAATTGGTCGAGCATTGGCCAAGGCCAAGATAGCAGTAGCCGCCCACAAGGTGTTTGGTTACTTTGGAGACAAGACAGGTGAAGACTTTGATAATCCTGATCAGTTCAGTGGCAATCCAGAATTAAAAATATTCGGACTGACCAGTGTCAGCTATAGACCAGCTGTTGGTGCAGACAATCTTGCTGCTATTGAAGCATTGGCTAAAAATCAACAGGCCATTGATAAATTGTTAGCACCCGTTGCTGGTATGGGCTATCTACAGAGTGAAATTTACACTTTTGTTAATAACCAATCGAAAACAAAACAACTGGACAATATCAACACAGAGGCGTTTATGGCCTTTGAACAAAAGACTCCTGCAAAAGCTGCCAAGATTGCAGCACACAGCGAACAACATCCCGGAGTCATGGATGTGATGTTTGAACTGGTACGTGAGATCATGGCAGCCAAAGACGAAGTAATTCGTGAGCTAGATGCATCAGGTGGCGACATAGAGCAAACTACAGGTGGTAAACCAGGCGGTGAAGGCTATGTTGCAGGAGGTTCAAAACTAGTGCCGCGTGACCGCTGGACACCGTTTCGAGCCGATTAATAACCCTAAGACCACGGTTTTTTCCAATCTGACTAAATAATATGCCAGTCCCGGAGCGGGACTATTGATTTAAGGAGAACATATCATGGCAACATTCACAAGAGTAAACCCTACAGCAGTAACACTAGGTACAATCCAAAGTACGCTACAACTAAAAATATTTGAAGGAGTCCTGTCAGGTTCAGGTACAGCTTCTGCTATCAACGCAGCAACAGCATCTTTCTTATCAGACGAAATTGGCACTACAGCAGCCATACATCAGTGGAAGTCCAACGGTCTTAAGGTAACAGTTGTTGGTGACGGACACGCTTTAGACGTTGATGCAATTGCAATTCGTTTAGGTCGTCAGATTGGCACAGGTTCAAGAACATCTTCAGGCGTTTGGACATTTACAGATTCAACAACATTTACTGTAACTGAAAAAACATCTTTCGCTAGCTTACAGACCTAATAGTTAGATTCTCAGGGATGGGAAGACTAAGCCCGGTTCGCCGGGCTTTTTTACGACTACAATTTTGTAGAGTTAAATAGTAGCATATAATTATGCAACTGTTCAAACTTGTCAGTGTGGTTGATATCACACGTTCTCTCCCATCTAGATCAGAAACAGATCATTTGAAATTAGGGCAACAGGCCAATTTCAACAGCCTCATACAGGCCATTGGCATTAGGTCAAATGTGGAATGGGACCAAGACCCAGAATGCCACACAGGCAGACTACCTGACGCCATAGAAGGTGCTGCTACACATTGGATATGGGAATTTTCTGTAGAAAGAGATTTTGTTTTTCGACTAGATGATGATCCAGTGGGTCTGTTGTTGGATGACCTACAGGGTGTTCCTGTGATAAATCGGTTAAATAATTCAGTAGATATTACACCTTCGATATTTCAAACCAAAGGCAATCGTGCAAACATTTGGATATATGAAATCGCACAAGTGGGATAAATATAATTTAACAGGCAAAACAATTAGGCATTTCAGAACACTTAGGCACATGGCTCGGAGCGAGCACTTGACTTAACATAAAAGGAAACAGCCACAATGGCCACAAAAGAAGCGGTAGCACAACTGACTGCACTACCTGAGCGGGTAGCTGTAGTTGAAGTCGAAGTAAAAAATCTAAACGAAAAAGTAGATGATCTTAAAAATGATGTTAGGGATGTGCATGACTGTCTAGATCAGACTCGTGACGGCATTATGAAACAACTGGATAAGATGCATGAAGAAAGTTGTGCTCAGCACAATGAACTAGCGGGTAAAGTTAAAGAAATACAGACTTTTAAAAATAAAGTCTCTATGTACCTAATGGTTGCCTTGGCTTTTGCTGCCGGCACAGGCTGGCTCAATGCAGTTAGCTTTCCGCACTTACTCAAGTTTATGGGACTGTAACGCATCCACACTTAAATAAGGACCATAGGTCCTTTTTTTATGACAAACATACAGCGGCGTTTAGAGAATTTAGTAGCTAACGCACAGCGCAGACTCATAGCTGACAACCACATTCTGCCACTGAAGGTGGCTGGAGGCATTCTTGTTGGTGATGTGTTAATTGTCAGTGAAGAAACCACAAAACATCTTTATAGGCACAACAGTGTTATCTACAGCAACATTAATCTCAACGCCACAGCAATCAGAATGGCCAATTTATTGACAAAAAATACCAATTCTGCAACCGTAGATAAAATCTACAGATTAGACCAAGAATATGGCAAATGGTTCACAGACAGTCAGATTCTTAGAACACAGTATCAAAAGGCTGTAGTAGCTAAAAACTATGAAAAAGCGGATACTCTTTGGGCAAGGTACTGTGAAAGCAGAGATAAAACTCTATCTGCCAAAGAAACTGTAACCGCTTTGACTTATTTCTGAATAAATAATACATCACTATGGATCAACCAATATGAAAACCACAGATCTCTTCAAAATTAATAGAACCAGTAAAAGACTGAACGAAAGCATGTTTAAGACTTTTGGTCGCAAACTGAACCTAGAAACGTTCAATGTTGAACAGCTGGAAGATGCCAGAAACAAACTGCGTACACAGATCTACACAGCTCGCAGCAGTTCCAGCTTCAATGAAAATGTTGAAAATGATGCACTGTCGCAGGCCCAGTTCATGCACGATGCCATAGTAGCTGAATTATCAGAGCGTGACGAGCCTATTGTGGACAACACTGTCTACGAAGGTGGAAACTTTGACGAACAAGAAGTAGTTGAACTTCTCAAGAAGTTTGACGAGGATATGAACGAGATTTACGGCTACGGCGATCCTGATTATGAGAAAATTATGGCAGCTTTACGCAACGGTGATGTTGAATCTGCGGTTGATGAAGTATGGAATTCCTATAGTGATCAAGAAGGTGGCGAACTTCGTAATATGGATCCATACATTGAAGACCTAGAAGCCAATCTTAATCATATTGTACAAGGATCAGATGACGAAGGCGGTGATACTGATGATGGTTATGCCCTAGCATCAGCAGGACACGGCAGTGATGAAGACTATGAAACATTTGATCAAGGAAAAGGTCTTGCAGCCGAAGCTGCACGTGGAACTCATAATCGTCCTAGACTGCCGGAGAACAACACATCAAGAACACAAGGAGAAAGTATGAGCAATTTAAGAGAAGGTGAGATCCAGCAAGCTTCTGCGATCGTCACAGCTAAAACAATGGTTGACAGAGTTGGCCGTTGGATCGAAGAACTAAGCGGCATGGAGAATGATACTCTATTGCAGTTAGGTGATAGCATTCGTGATGAAATGGGACAAGAGCAGGCCAAAGGATTTATCGAAGCAGTGGCTCCAGCAATTCAATCAGCATTGGAAAATCTCAAGGCCACACGTGAAGCATTGGCCACCGGAGTACGTACACTAACCGGTGAAGAGCAGCCTGTTAATATGTTAGGCGGCGAGCCAGCAGCTGACATGGCAGCTGAACCCGATGCCATGAATACTGATGCTGAATTAGGTGGTGATGAATTTGCCGCAGCTGAGCCAGCCGCAGGTGGTGCAGAAGAAGCAGGCCGTGAGATGCGCGAAAGCATCAATCACCAGAATCGTTTGATGAGAGCATTGGCAGGATGAAACTTCAAGAATTCACCAGCGGTTTTCGACTAAGCGAGTTAACACCTCCTATGCCTGGTGCCGCTGCTCCAGGTGCTAAACCGTCTCCGTTGGGAACATTTGCAGCCGGTGCCGCAGGATCAAAGCCTCCAGCTGCTGGTCAGCCACCAGGACAACCACCAGCCCCCGCAATGGATCCTCAAGCAATGGCCAAACAGCAGGCTGAACAGGCCAAGCAGATGGCTGAACGAAAGAAAGCCATCCAAGAGCAGATCAAAGAAATGCAAAAACAGATTCAAGAACTTACCAAAGAATTGAGCACCTTAAAATGAGATTTTTTGAATTTGGCGGAAACTCCGGAATAGAGATTGATCGATTCATTATGGTTCTTAGAAACTATATTGGTCGTGCCGCCAGTCAAAAAGCTCCTTCAAAATTAAATTGGAACGGCCTCAACAAAGTTTTATCAACCAACGGATTTGAGCTCACTGCTGATTATGAAACCTTCAAGGCCATGTATGATTCTAGCCCAGCGGTACAGGCAATGATTTCAAATTTCAATGATGATGGCATTGAACTCAAAGTGCCCGGAGCCGGCGATCAAGCACAAAAACCAGACGGCACTAAAGACAGCCAGGCTGAAGTAGATAAAATTGCAGCCGGTGCTGCTCCACAACAATTAGCCACCCAGGCTTGACATTGAGATTGTTTTACTGTAATATATACAGTATATGATTACTACCCCACCACCTTTTATTGAACGTTTCCAATATAAAAATTGTGTTCAAATCAACGATCCTGTAACACGTAAACGTGTCTACCAAACTCCAGACGGAGAAAGTCTACCAAGCGTTACCACAATCCTTAGTGCCACTAAAGATATGACTCATTTGAACGAGTGGAAGAAACGAGTGGGAGTTGAAAAAGCACAGCAAATTACCACAGAAGCTGCTGGCGTGGGGACAGCCATGCACAGCAATCTAGAACGATTTATTGCTGGCATACAACGACAGCCCGGCAACAATCCTGTCCATGTACAGGCCAACAAAATGGCCGATGTTATTATTGAAAACGGATTATCAAAAGTATCCGAAGTATGGGCCATGGAACAGAGTTTATATTTTCCAGGCTTGTTCTCGGGCACAACTGATCTGGTTGCAGTACACGATGGCGAGCCCGCAGTATGCGATTATAAACAGACCAACAAGCCCAAGAAAGCAGAATGGGTAGAAGATTACTATCTACAGCTAATGGCCTACATACTGGCACATAATGAAGTCTACGGCACAGATATTCGTAAGGGTGTTATTTTTATGTGCAGCCGAGATTTTGAATACCAACAGTTCACACTGGAGCCTCAAGACTTCAACAAGTGGCAGGATGCTTGGCTCAACAAGGTAGAGGAATACTACAAGCTAGGTAGATAAATACTCTATAGAACATAGAGGATATCAAAGTGGCTGTAATTCAAATCTCGAAAATCCAGGTCAGAAGAGGCCAAAAAAATTCAGGCATAGGTGTTCCACAACTGAGTTCAGCAGAATTTGCCTGGGCAGTTGACAGTCAAGAACTATTCATAGGCAACGGCAGTGTTGCTGAAGGTGCTCCAGCAGTGGGCAACACCAA